CTGTTTGATCGTAAGCTTTCTTCATGCCTGAGGCACTTAATTTTTTTTTCATTGTATACTCCTGTATTGTTAACGCTTCATATATAACATCGGACGCTTCATGCGTCAACCTGTTTTTGATGGTCGGTCAAAGGTGCAGATTTCTGGGCTTTTCTTTACCGAAGGTTTTCCGCATGCGCGCGCCGTGCAGCTCCTGATGGGATGATAAAACCCCAGAAAACTAGGGCTTTCAACGGGAAACGGGAAGCCCGATCAGGGCTGCGCAGGGCCTGGTCGGTGCTGGCAGGATTATAAAAACCCAAGGTTTCTGCGGGTTACGGGAAACGGGACTGCGCTGCAGCGCGCAGGGCCAGCTGCTGTAGAGCTCTTTTTATACTTGAGTGGGGAGTGCGAAACGGGAAACGGGAAACGGGAAACGGGAGTCCCGGCTCTCGGATCTCGAGAATTTTGAACTCGGTCTTCAAGAGGGAGTAATGCAAGATGAAAGCTTTACCACCAGATCTGTTTCTTTTTAAGAACCAATTTATTTGATATTTAGATATTCCATAATTCTTAGCATCATTTGATTTTAATTCTAACCAAAATTCATTGCCGTCCATACAAGCATTGACGTCAGGTATTCCGTTGATTGTAGAGGATTCTATTCTAACAAAATGCCAAGTCTTTTGTTTTTTTTGAATCAAGTTAATATGACGCCAAATTTCACTTTCTTTCATTAACTTGTTTTGGTGTTACATCTATAATATTATCTGCATCTTTTATCTTATTTTCTAACTCTTTAAGTCTTTCTTCTAACTTATCTCTGCTCATACCCTCCAATGTTGTATGTGCAATTTCTTTCTTATCAACAAATTGACCAGCTAATTGACCAGCTCTAAACTCAGCATTTATTGCACCCGTATATTGTCCTTTCATTTCTGCGCCATTTCTTAATCTTTCAAATATTTTGTAACGACGTAATTTATCCTTTTCATACTTTTCTTGCTCTTCTTGCAGTTTTATTTCGAGATATCTACATACATGTGGATTAAGTTTTGGGTTTGTAAGTCGACTAGCTATAACAGCGATCGATTCATTTGACTGGTCAGTGCTGTACCCTGCTTTTCTTAACGCATCACTTTTCGAAATATTACCCCAATCAGCTACTAAACAATCAACAAAAGCTTTTTGTTTTTCTGTTAAATCTTTTACAGTTCTTAAATTTTTTGGTTTTTGCGGCATTATTCTTCGTAATTAATTAAAATTTCTTCATCTTTACTAATTTTTTTTATTGTTATTAGATTATATATCAAATAATCATCCCAGTCTTCTTTTACATATAACATACTATTATTATCATAGCTATGATTTATGTAACCCCCCAATGGAGTTCGTACATAACCATGTATCATAGGAACTTTTATATGTGTGCTGCCTAAATCAGTGCCTTTTTTTATATCACAATTTGCAAAAATACCATGACCTTCGATTTCACTATTACAAATTTTTAAATTTTTTGGCAAAGGTCTGTAATAGAATCTATTCATCCTAAAATTAGCCATTATTTATTATAATGTATTTTCCTAGAAAGTAAATTTTCAAAAAGAAATTGCAGGGTTTTGTCCATAAGAGTTTTGTTATTTTCCTACTTTTTGGGAAAAATTCCTAGTTTTTTCCTAAAATATTTTGCAATATTTCCTAGTTTTCTCTTGTTTTTCCTAATTTCCTAAAATATTTGCTATGTTTTGAACTTTTTTTAAAAAAAGTTTGTAAGGAATGACATTATAGGAATTAAAATTTTAAAATTGACACTTTTTCATATTAAGGTTATATATACTCAAGCGCAAGAGGCTAATATTGTTAACACATGTATACCTTTCCAGCTTCTTGCGTTATCCTTACAATATGTTAATTCTAGAAATCTTATGTGCTGTTACTGCTGTAATATCTATTTACATTTATGGCAATCAATCTTGGTATGCACCTTTATTTGGTTTCTTTTCTCAAATATTTTGGGTTGCTTGGTCAATATTAGATAATCACTATGCTATGTTGTTTTTGTCAGGTGCAATGATACTAACCCACATTAGAAACTCCAGACAAATGAAAACTACACAAAAGCTGAAACAAAAATTGTACTTAAAAAAGTCGTAGGCGTATCTTTTACCTTATTTCTAAACACTGTCAAATCTCTTCGTAATTGTTTTTTATACTTAACATCAGCTTTCAACATTTTTTTATAAAGTTTATCATAGTCAAACCACATAATTTGCCGATGCGTGAACTTTAATTCATGATTTTTTAAAGCGCGTACATAACATTCTTGAATATCATCAGGATCTAAATTACCCCAGGCACAAACAACTTCAAAATCTTTTGATCCTTGTAGTATCCAGTTGTGAGCAAATATTTTTAATAGTGAAGCTTTTCTGTCGCTTTGAATTATCATGGAGTCTTCTAATGCATTTACTACAACAGCTCTCCACAATTTTTGTTCTGCATCTAATTTTTCTGCATCAAGAATACTTCTTGCAAATTTTAACCCCATTGTTCTCATTAAATGCGGTGATGTTAACATCAGTGTCCATAATCTTTAATTAATTCTTTAAGTAAAACTTTATAGGTTGCAGCATATAAACGCATTTTCTCTCCTTTTAATGATTTATAATGCAAGTAATCTTCTAATACACCATCAATGAAAAACATTTTATCGATAGAACTCATTGATTCTAGATTAATTATAGCTACGTCATCGGTTAACAAATCTTTCCAATTAATTTTAGTCATAATTTTATCGTAACTATTTCTAATCATCTTGACCACCCTTAACCACTTTTAACTTAACAATATTTTGTTTTTTATCATCTGTTTCATAATATGTGTGCAAAAGTTTTTGATACAACTGCTGTGTATAATGAAAATCTGAATTTATTGATATGTTGTAAATAAAATCCATGACCTTTTTGAAGTCTTTTTTTGTAAGATTTTTACTTAAAAGATCAAATATTTCTTTGTTTTTGTTTAAATCACTTAACATAATGCTCCAAACCTCCCCTGGCCATGCCCCGTGATCCGTGTTACTTGATTATTTGTCCTTTTTGTAGATATCTGGATCGTATCCACCTAGGTTCATTTTTCTTTGGTACTCTATATTCTTACTTTTAAACGTCGGTAACTGACTATCGCAGTTTGGGCACACGAACCTAAGGTTCTCGAGCCTATGATCATTTTTTACACCATTTATGTGGTCAAGTACAAGCACTAATTTTTTTTCTTTCCAATCACCTTTATTTTTACAAAAGGCACATTCATATTTTATAAGTTTATCTTTTAACACTCTAATTTTAAGACGCGCTCTGTTCGTGTACTTCGAGTCTTTAACAAAAAGCTCTTTTACAGATATACTTGTATACTGGTTTGCCATACCCCGTCCTCCAATTATAGAATAAGGTATTGACAAGTTTGTGTCTAGTGTTTGCGGATTTTCTTAAAAACAATACTGCAGTAAGGACACATAACTTTATCAACTCCTACCAGTGATAAGTAAATTAAGGGGTGACCTCCGGAGTCTTCACCTTTGCAACACACTGTTGTTTCGTTAAAAACTTGTATTGTTTTTGACATATTCTTTTAACTGTTGTAATTGCAACATGCTATAACCATAATGGCTTTGCAGACGTTTTGCGGCATAACCAGGTGTTTTAATACATTGTATTAAAATTTCTTTTTCATTCATAATGTTTTCCTGAATGACCTGATCCACCACATGCATTACACACGTAAGTTGTATCAATATCCTTCTCAGCGAATCTGTGCGATTTTGTGTAGCCATTACCATGACACTCTTCACAGACTTCATAGACTACTATTTTTTCTTTTAACATTATTTCTCCTTGATTGTGCATTTATGTTCATATTTTGTATATCCAAATATAGTTACAGCTGGTTTTTTTGGATCTGCTTTTGACCAGCCTTTATCAACCCACACACAAGTATGATTTCGTTCTGCATTTTTTCTTGCTACAAAAAAATCTGCATTACTCCAGGTATATAAATTAATCGCTAGTCCTAGTATTATTGTTTCCATTTTTGTTTATCCTTTTTTCTAATTTTTTCTTTGTAAATAATGGTGCGAGTTTGTATTCATCGACAAGTTCAATATCAAACTCTTGTATGATTCTTGAATATCTAAACCCTTTGCGCACTGTATTAGTGCTAAAGTTTAAACAGATGTATCCAAGAACTTCTTGATTGTTTAGGTGTCTATTTGATAACATAATTTTATCTGCAACAGCACAACTTCTAATTTTACCAAAGTAATGTTCTTTATAATCACCAGTTGCCGTAAAAGTAAGTAAAAATAAATAAATACTTGGCAATATCATTTTATCTCTCTACAAAAAATGTAATGATGATCTTTCCAATGATGACATGACTGCACATGTATAGCCTTCATTTTTCGACCACCAAACTCAAACTCTGAGTCCATCGTAACACCACAACTAACCGGTGCTGATATGTGAATACCTTTAACATAATCATCATGCTGCAAAGAATCATCACGATATGCTGCCGCATAATTTTTTGTTGTTTTATACAATAAAAATTGCGCCCATCTTAATTTAGTCATTTATCCCCCAATAAAACTTTTTTAAATTCATCAATACTCATATCTTTTTTCTTTGCCTGAAAAGCTACATGATCATCAATCAATTTTTTTACATAGACTCCAGGTGACCTATATTTTATTTCACCTAACGCTTTCAACAAACGATATTGGTCTATTGCAATTGCTACACTCTTCCATTTATGGACATTCATTTTATCTCCTTTCTAATCATGACAAAAACAAGTATCAGTTGCTGAATCAAATTCAAACAACTCTAACTGGTCTTGAGTGTTCTTTAATAGTTTCGCATAACTAGGTCTGTCTTTCCTAAAGTATGCAGCTCGATCGTTTCCTGTTCCTAGGTTCTTTGTTTCTTGTTTAATCCACCAGTCCGCTAGCTTTGGATCTGATTTCATTATGTTTCTGATAGTATTTGCACCCTTCAAAAAACATAAATCGCAGTTACCTTGTGGTGTTTTACCACCTATATTGGGTAATTCTAAATCAAAACTGTTCTCACTCCAGAACTTAAATACATCTTGCACTGTTTTACGAGCATCATGTAATGGAGCTTCAGTTTCCCATCGTTCTTTTTTATTTCTGTTAGCAAGTCTTGCAACTCTATGTGGCTCATCATAACGCAAACCGACATAGCTATTCCAATATTCAAACCCTTTATAAAACATACAATAAGATCGCATAGGTTTTATCTTTAAATAAGATGTGCAATATCGTGTAACAGGATTTGGTAAAAATTTTTTGCTATCGATAAGCTCTTCATAAGGTCTGCCATCTCTTGACGCCGATTCGTAGTTGACTATTCTAATTTTATGCTCTTCTTTGTTATCCCATTCAACCCAAACAATAGGAACATCCCAATTAGTTTCACAGGCATGAACAAAATCTAATGTTTGTGGCATTTCTTTGCCTGTATTAGCAAACACCACAGGCAGATCGTCTGGCAGTTTACCATTGAAAGCTTGTAATATGTGATACAACATATATCCGGAAGTTCGACCTCCAGAAAAATTTATGACACCTGGTGTTTCTAGCTCAAAAGGATTACTCATTGCCGTGCTTTGCTGCATATTCTAAATTTACCAAAGCTCGAGCGGCATCAGTGCCAAACAAAGTATAACCAAACTCATTTTCAGGGTCAGTTATCTTTAAATTTTTAAGTTTATCTACAAATACATTTAATTCTTGATTAGATGTAGGTTGACCACGATGATCATTTACATCTACATCACTAAGTATTTCACTTATTTGTTTTAATAACTTTTTTACTTTTTGTGACTTCATAATATCCTAAGTATATATAACTTTATAAGAGTAGTCAAGATATATTGACACTACTTACAATTATTATATAATGTTAGTATGATTAATACACAACTACTAGAAAAAAAAGTTGCTCTAGAGCATTTGTGGACTAAAAAATACATTGAAAAAGGTAAGTATACAACAGATATGGTGCCTTTGACAACACAAATCAAAAAGCTTACAAAGCAGCTTATGATTAACGACTAGGTAGCCATACCGAAGTCATCACCGACGGCAACGTCGACAACACTTGGAACTTTGAGTTTCATGCAGCCCTCCATTACTGTCTTAATTTTTTCTATTTGACTTTTGTCCTGTAAATTAAAACACAACTCATCGTGTATTTGTAACAAAGGCGTGAAACCATTTTCATGACAGGATACGATTGCTGCCTTAGTTTGATCGGCCGCAGATCCCTGAATTAATCTGTTTAATGCTTTATATGTAAAAGCTCTCTTTATATTATTAGAACCATATTTTGCTGAAGCGTTTTCAAACTTTTCTGGAGTATGTACACCAAAATCTTTTGGCTCCCACATATCGAAACGACACTTACGACCAAGCTTAGTCCTAATTACACCCTCACTATTTGCTTTTTGCATACATCTATCTGATAATAATTTTACAAAAGGTGCTTTAGTATTGTATTTATTTATTAAACTTTGTGCCTCTTCAAAACTTACACCCAACATATTTGATAATTTATGTTTACCCATACCATACATCAAACCTAAACCGATTGTTTTAGCTTGTTTACGTTCTATACCCACAAGATCAGCTACTGTTTGATGGAAGTCAGCACTTGCATTTGAATAAGCATCCACTAATTCATGTGAACCCTCATAGCCTTCACCAATACTAGCTGCATAGTGAACCACGAGCCGTGGCTCTTGTTGCGAGTAATCAAAACTTGCCCACAGATCACCTTCTTCCGGTAAGAATAAACCTCGTATCATAGGTCCAAACTCTTTATTTCTTGCTGGCAGCTGCTGTAAATTAGGATTTGACATTGACAAACGACCTGACACAGTGCCACCTGAGTCTGATCTTAACTGATTTATCTCACCATGTATTCTGCCATTATGCTCATACTTCATTATAGAATTTAAAAAAGTATTATGAAATTTATTTATCTCCCGCGCTTGTACAATGAACTTAGAAATTTCATGCTCACTATTTACTAACCAATTTTGCGTAAAACTTGGCTCACCTGACTTTGGTGTTTTGGGGTACTCAATATTTAAACGATCAAAAGCAAAACCTATTTGCCTTGCATTCCATATGTCAACATCTTTACCTACCAGTTTATTTATTTGTTGTAATATAACTTTTTCTTTTTTTATAAAACTATCTTTCAATTGCTCTGCTTTTTCTTTATTTACACGAATACCTTTTTGTCGCATCTTAATAAGTATGGGCAACAAATCTCTTTCTAGATTCCAAATTGTCCCAAGGTTTTGTTTACTTATTTCATGTTTAAAACGCTGCCATAAAAGATACGTGAGCCGTGCATCTTGTTCTGCATAATATCCAACATGTTCTGCAGGTAACTTCCACATCTCCATTTTAGGATCAACACCATGCGCTTTTGCTGCTTCTATTAAATCTGTTTCTGCTTTTAACTCACCTATGTAATCTTTAGCTAGTGCATTTAATTTGTAACTGTATCTGTTTTCATCTATTAGAGCACCAGCAATCATGGTATCTACGATTTGACCACGCACATCGATACCATAAGCTTTAAGCCACCCAACATCATACTGCGCATTATGAAAAATTTTACGACAGGGTAATCGACATACATCATGCATGTATTTTAAAACTTGTTCTTTGATAAGGTTGCCGCCACCAAAATGACCAAAAGGGTAATAAGCTTGAAAACCCTCTGTTGCCACAGCAAAACCTATAATCTCACCACGACCTAAAGCCCATCCTGCACCAAGACCTTTACTAATACCATCGTCTCTAGTTTCTAAATCAATAGCTATCTCTTCTGCATCACTAAGATCTCTATATTCTAGTGGTGATGACCATATATGCTTTTTAAAATTAAATGTCAGTTGTAAGCTAGTCATCCTTGTAATCTCTTTCTATTATCATGTCTATATAATGTTTTGCTTTCTCAAGATCGTCTTTACCACCTTTACCTTTGTGTCTACATACGTATTTGATAACGTTGCCCTCAGCAAAAAGTATTTTGTTTTCATTAATAAATTGTGAAGGTTGTATTTTAAAAACTGTGTAGTATTGGCCACCTCGTGTCCATAAATTATTTTTCATGTAAAAAATCTCTTTTTATTTCATCAAGTAAGTTCAAATAAGTTAGTTGATTTTTGTCCTCTTCAAACTCGATTGTCAGCATCATTCTTACACCATTGTAATTAATAACCATATGTTCTTTTTGATTATTAAATATAAACCTGCTTCCAGGATAATATTGCAGCTCTATAACAGAATGATTTACATCGTTGTATTCTCTAAAAAATGTGTGTGATTCATTTGGTGTCATAATTAGAGAGTTTATACATACACCCCTGTTTGAGTCCCTGTGCCAGTTGTATATTGTTTTGTCCTCCATTTTTAAAACACCAGCTTTATATTTATGTCTGCCGTATAACCAAATATAAAAATCATCTGCAAACAAAATGTTTAGTGGAATCGGTGTTGCTGTAAAGTTAAAATATTTTACCCATTGGGTGTCAGGATTAAACACTACATTGTGCAATTCAGGACTATAAAATTGACCTATAGGTAATTCTTCAAAGTAAGGGCTCATTCTCTCTCCTGTATGTAAACTAAGTAATCCATGCCTATCGGATAATTATACTTATAATCTGTGGATAATATATGTAAAGTATTTTTTGCCCGTGTAACACCTGTATAGTATACACGTTTTTCGTCCGATTGTTCATGAGTATTTTTATTAACAAAGGCTGAAGGCCAATTGGTTTTAGAATAAATCAATACATTATCTGCCTCACCACCTTTAACAGAGTGGATGGTGTCTATGATAATTTGAGGGTCAGCATTTAATTGTTTTTGCCCGTATCGTTTTAATAATCGAATAAAATATGTTACTTGTTCTGGTTTAAAGTTGCGCTGTAATATCTCCCACCATGGTTTGTTTTTAGCTTCATCTGGTAAGTCTAGACCACACCACTCTTTTAATCCTTTAAAATCATACTCCTGATAATCAGGTAGACTACTCCAAAACTTATCACGTCTAAAACTTAAATCTTTTAATTCACGAATAAATTTAAACATCGTTTCAGCAGCTCTCTTATCTAAGCTTTTACCTTTTGTGATTTTTGTCCATGCTTTGATTGCAGACCATTGAGCACTATCAAACGATCTAGTGCCTTTATTGTCGCCATAATATAAACCAGCATCTTTAGCACACATTCTTAATTCATTTACAGTTGTATTAACTCTACCTAAAATATACCAAGTGCCAGGTAAAGTGCCTATGGGTATCTCGTTAAAGTTGAGATATCTTTTAACCGCACCTGATTTGTTCAAGGCTTCATATTCTTTTTCTACACTATCGACTATACCTCTTCGTATAATTTGAGAGAAGTGATGAATAGCCTCACCAAATCGTCTAGTCTTTCTAAGTACAACTTTTCTACCTGGAAAATAAGTTGTAAAATATTTTGGATCTGCCCCATTCCATTTATATATACCCTGATCATCATCACCGGCTAAATAAATTCTTTTTACATTGGCACACATTTTATAAATTACAGACCACTGTAATGGTGTGAAGTCTTGAGCTTCGTCCAAAATTAAAATTTCTAACGGCGGAAAGTTGACTTCATCTATGGAGCGTTCAATCATGTCAGTAAAATCTATGAATGATTGTTTTTTGTACGTTTCGTAAGTGTCTATCTTTCTTAAAAATATGTCTAAGCTATCTCTTTTGTATGATTCTTTTTTATAAACTAGCCTTGGATCTTCTAACATATTTCTAGCTTTGTCGTAGATGCCTAAAGACCAATCTTTGTATGTAAAATTGTCGTCTGATAAGCGCGCGTCAGATGTTTTAATTATTTTAGCCTGTAAGGCATAGTCCAACATACAATTTTTTGGATCAAAAACCTCTTCTTCAAAATATCTACGACAATACTTATGCAGTGTTTTAAATCTTTGAAAG